TCGTCCAATTCTGCTAAAGCGTAGTGTAAACTGAGCGCGTGGGTATTCGTAACGCGCTTCGTCTCATTGAATCCGGCGACCAGCTGAAGAATACTTCTGCTCTGCCCACGAACGGTATCGTCTCACCGTGGGCTGGCGCACAGCTTTCGCAGATCGTGTGGTCTGATATCTTCGGCGTGGAAGCTAATATGATTAGTCGCGCTGAGGCTATGACTATTCCAGCTGTCGCTAAGGCTCGCCAGATTCTAGTCTCCACTATTGCTAAGTATCCCCTTATCGCGCAGGATAACGGCGTAGACGTTACCGCGCAGCACTCCTGGCTTCAGGCTACTGACGGGGAAGTCTCTCCCTGGCATCGTATGGCCTGGACTATCGACGACCTTATCTTCTTCGGCTGGTCTCTCTGGGGCGTCGAGCGCGACGCGAACGGCGAAATCACTAAGGCAGACCGCTGTCCTATCGAGCGCTGGACTATCGACCCAGACGGCCAGGTACGAATCGACGACGTAGTAGCCGAAGAAGGCTCCGTAATTCTTATTCCAGCTCCCTTCGAAGGGCTGCTGAAAGTAGCGACACGTACGCTAAAAGGTGGGGCAAAGCTGGAAGCGTCCTGGGTCGGCAAAGCTACTAACCCTATCCCTGCTATCGAGCTTCACGCGACGACGGACGACCCCTTAGAGCAGGACGAAGTCCTAGCACTGGTACAAGCGTGGGCGGACGCTCGTAACGACGTGAACGGCGCTATCGCATTTACGCCACACAACGTAACTGCTATTGCTCACGGATCAGCAGAACCTAGCCTTCTTATCGAAGGTCGTAACTTCCTTCGTATCGACGTAGGCGCGTTCCTGGGTATCCCTGCCGCGCTTATGGACGCTTCCCTGTCTACAGCGTCGCTGACTTACAGCACCCAGGAAGGCCAGCGGAACGAATTCGCAGACTTTACCCTTCCATATTGGCTCGAACCTATCCAGCAGAGACTGTCTTTAGACGACGTCGTACCTTCTGGACAGCGAGTACGCTTCGACCTATCAGACCTATACACCACAACCCCTAGCCCTACGGGCGCGACAACGGAAGACTAAACCTATGGCTGACGTGAAAATCGAGACAGGAACGCTCTACGCTAACGCGGAAGACCGTATCGTCTCTGGGCTTCTGCTCCCTTATGGCGAGCAGGGTTCGACTAATATCGGTAAGTTCAGTATCGAGCCTGGCGCTGTGGAAATTCCAGCAGACCCAGACGTCGTAACGCTGAACGTACAGCACGATCACGAAGAACCTATCGGACGCGCTACCGAACTCCTAGACACTCCAGCCGGTATCGTCGGGACTTTCCGTATCGCAAACACTCCCGAAGGCGACACAGTCCTGGCTGAAATCGCTGCCGGTACACGCGCTAAGCTTTCCGCCGAAGTAAAGAACGTCGTCATTCGCAGCCGTAAAGCTGTCTCTGGCTTCCTGTTTGGCGCTGCTGTCGTAGAGCAGGGCGCTTTCCCTAGCGCTGCGCTTATGGCAGAGTTCGCCGAAGACACTATGGCGGCCGAAGTTCTCGAAGTTCTCTCTGACGTAGAGGGAAACAACGAAGAAATCGTCGTAGACGAACTACCCGAAACGGTAATCGTAGACGTCGTAAACCCTGCGGACGGCTCAGTCGAACAGACTGTATTCGTTCCAGAAACCCAAACCGCAACACCCGACAATCAAGGAGAAACCCCTATGGGCGCAGCAACCGCTCCCGAATCGCTCCAGGCTGCTAAGTCTGCGCCTGTTAGCGAGAACCTTCCCACAGTCCTGGCTCAGCTCGCTTCGGCAGCTAAGTCTGGCTCACGCTCTCTGTTCGCAGAGATCGCACAGCGCGACGACGCTAAGGCTGTAACTAGCCTGTTCGCTGCTCTGTCCGACGTAGAGTACGACTCCGTAGGCTCTGCCGGAATCAACACTCACCAGCCCCAGTGGCTCGGCGAGCTGTGGACTGGTCGTACCTACGAACGTAAGTTCATTCCTCTCATTAGCTCTGGCGTTATGACCGCGCTCACTATGAACGCGTGGCGCTGGACTACTAAGCCAGCCGTTTCGGTCTGGACTGGTAACAAGGCTGACGTTCCTTCGAACACTCCTGCTACCGAGTCTTTCGAAGTAACTGGCGTTCGTTACGCTGGCGCACACGACTGGGCTCGCGAATTCCGCGACTTCGGACGTACCGACGTAATCGAGTCAGCTCTCCGTGGAATGACTGAGTCGTACGCTAAGGTTACTGACCTTGCTACTATCAACGCTCTGAAGACCGGCGCTACTGACGTAGTAGCTTCGGGAACCGCAGCGTGGGATCGCATTATGGACGGCGTAGAAGCTGTTCTTCCTACTGCTGTTCCTACGTTCGCAGTTATCGCTACGGATCTCTACCGCGAGCTTCTCCTTACCACGAACAACGACGCTCTGGCGTACTTGTCCGCTGGTCTGGGTCTCGAAGGTGGAACCGCAGCTGGCTTCTCTATCGTTCCTAGCGACCAGCTTTCCGCTGGTAACGTCCTTGTAGGTTCTCGCGAGGCTGCTATCAGCTTCGAGCTTTCCGGCGCTCCAATTCGCGTCGAGGCTGAGAACGTCTCACAGGGTGGATTCGATATGGGTCTGTTCGGCTACCACGCAGCAGCAGTTGTAAACGCTGACGCGCTGGCTCTGGTCGCACCAGCAGCCTAACCCCTAGAGGGGGAACCCAGTCCAGCACCCCTGCGGCTGGGTTCCCCTTCTTCCCAAACTACTAGAAAGAAACTACAGTGGCTATTCTTCCCGTTATCGAACTGGGCGCTCTCTGGGTAGGCGACGTTCCTACGTCTCCCACGCGTGCCGACTTCGTAGACGAAACGGGGAACACTGTACAAATTAGTGGCTACGCGTCCTGGTCGGCTTATATGCTCTCTCCCGAAGGCGACATTCTAGGAACCCTTACAGGTTCTGAACACGGCCAACACTTAGAGTTCACCTGGCCTACGACCACAATTCTAGAAACTCCTGGTATTCACCAGATCATAGTAACTTTCTTCGACACTCCAGGCGGAGTCGAAATTCAATGCGAACCCTACCGTTTCGTAGTCCAGGAAATCGACGGCTGGCTTACTCTCGAACAGGCTAGGCAGCTCTGGGCGGACGCTCCACTAGACGACGTCTTCCTGGCTCTCCTGCTCGACACTGCGAAGGAGCAGTGTGTAGCTTATGCTCCAGCGCTTCTTCTGGGCGCTCCTGTACCGGCACGTTACAGCCAGGCACAACTTACCCAGGCTCGCGCTCTGTACCAGTCCACTATTGCTAATCAGAACGATAACGTAGGTATCGAAGGCTTTACAGTCCGCGTCTTTCCTCTAGACTTTACCATTCGCGCTATGCTTCGTCCTAAGAAGGCTATAGGGGGAATGTACTAATGACTGTACGAAGCGACCTGGCAGCGGCTCTAAAGCCACTCCTACCAGCCAGGACTAAAATTATCGACAGTCCACGATCTATCGACGGCCTGGAAGCTAACAAGCCTGTCGTTATGCTTTACCGCGAATCCGTAGAGAAAGCGCCAAACGCTATCGGCGACTACTTCAATACGTTCGCTATCTGGGTTATTTCCCCTGGTATCGACCCTGTACGCGCTGAGAACGCGCTGGACGACCAGCTCGACGAAATTATCCAGGCATTAGACCAAATCAGCTGGCTGAATTGGCAGAGCGCTGAGCGTTCTGTATTCGGAGATAACCAGGCTCCGGCTTACAAAGTAAAACTAACCGTAGTAACTAACAAGGAGTAATCCAATGGCACAGATCAACGTTCAGCCACTCTACCTAAAAGACGTAATTCTTACCGTAGACGGCGACACTTACGAAAAGCACGTTTCGGGAGTAACCATTACTCCTACCGTAGCGACCGCTACTTTCAAGGGACTGGACAGCGACGCTGTCTTTACCCAGGCTTCTAACGCTTCCTGGACTTGCGACCTTACCTTCGTACAAGACTGGAACACCGCAGACAGCCTTTCCGCTTACCTGTTCAACAACGCAGGAGCAGAAATTACCCTGTCGTTCAAGCCAGAATCTGGCGCTGGCGGAACCTTCTCCGCGACTGTAATCGTCGTTCCAGGTTCTATCGGTGGACAGGTAGACAGCTACGCTACTTCTACCGTTTCGCTGCCAGTACAGGGACAGCCTACCTACACTCCAGCAGCCTAGTTCTTATAGACGTGTTCGGACGTGCTTTCTGTAAAAGGATCTAAACAGCTCCAGGCTGTAGTTCTAGCTCTAAAAATCGTAGAGCCTAAACTACGCCCAGAAATGTACGCCCGAACACGCTCTAAGATTCTGCCGGACTGGACGACAGGTATCCAGGAGAAGATAAACGCGAAGCCCTACGCTGCTGTAAATACTGCTCTAATGAAAGGGCAGAGAGTAGCTGTAGGAACCCAGGGCGTTAGTGTCCTGGCTGCGCAGTCTTCCAGGCCTGTTCGTCCAGGCTCCACGCTTACACCTAGCAAGAACTGGGCGGCGGCAGAATTCGGAACTAAGCCACGCGAAGAAATCATTCGTGGGCGTCGTGGCTCCACGCAATACGCTTACAGGCGTAAAATTATGACAGGCTTCCTAGCGAATAACCGTAAGGGAAAGTTCGCGTTTAGACAGGCCGAAGAAATTGTTAGTAGATCTGTAGCTATGTGGGTACAGACCGTAGTTCAAGTAATCAGCGAAGCTGTGGAAGAAGGAGAAAAGACCAGTGGCTAAAGGTATCTCTATAAACTTCCTAGCTGACGTAAAAGACTTCCTAAAAGGTACGAAGAATGTCGAAGACGGACTAGACGACGTAGCGGACAGTCTCGACGACGTAGCTAAAGAAGGCGAACAGGCCACAGAGAAGCTCGAAGACGGCTTCAAGGAGTTAGCTAAGGCCGCTAAGAAGTCCGGCGACGACGTTGAACTGAATATGAAAAGCGGCTTCAAGAAAGCCGGAGAAGGCGCACAGAACTTCAAGGAAGAAGCTCTAAGTACTGCTAAGGAAACAGCAGCGTCGTTCGACGGCTCCGCCGAATCTATTACTGGCGCTTTTCAAGAAGTAGCGGCTAACGCTTTCGTAGGATTCGGAACCCAGGGCGTTATCGCAGGTCTGGCCGCAGCTGGTGGACTAGGCCTGGCTTCCGCTGCCATTATCGCAGCGCAGGAAGAAGCTCTGAAAGCTACAGAGCGCGTAAACGAATTCGGCCAGGCAATTATCGACACGGGCTACCAGTCCGCAAGCTTAGAAAACTTCCAGACAGCGTTACGCGATATCGTCGGCAATACCGAAGACGCTGCTGTAAAAATGGAAGACCTGGAGAAGTTTACAAAGAAGTACGGCGACCGCGTCCCTAGAGTCGAAGAAATGGCTATGGCCTACGCTGGCGACGCTGACGCTATCGAATCTGTTGTCGGCCAGCTCGAAGACGCTATCGACAAAGAAGAAAGTCTTACCTTCAAAACTAAAGAAGGTAATACCCAGTCAGATAAGCGAATCGGTTCTTACCAGGAGCAGATAGACAAAATCCAGCAGGTTCAGAAGGAAACTGAACTAGCGAAGGAAATAGAGCAGGACTATCTGGCTTCTGGCGGCGCTGAAACACGCGCTAAGGCTGACACTATCCAGCTAATAAATGACGCTTACGACGAAGCCGTTTATTCTGTCGATAACTTCAAGAACGCAGAGACAGGAATCTACGATCTAGACGCCTACGCGCAGTCTATTCGTGACCGTGAAAAGCTTCTCCAGGACTATCAGAGTAGTCTGGCTAATTCTGGTCTGACTACAGAGCAGAAGAACGCGCTAAACGAAATGGGCGTCGAGCAAGCTAACGCCATTCTGAACGGGTTGAAAGACCCTTCTGTTAGCGAAGAAACTAAGAAGACTATCAAGAATGGCCTTAAGACAGCTTCCCAGGAAGGCTCCGGAGTTGCTAAGAAGGAAATCGAAGACGCTTTCAAGAAGCCAGTAGAAGCTAAGGTAAACGTTTCTGCTAATACAGAAGAAGCTACTAAGACTTTAGACGCGCTTATCAAGAACAGAACAGCTAAAGTTACAGTAAAGTACGTCGATAAATACGGTAAGGAACTTCCCTAATGCCATACACGCAGCCACTTATCAGCTCCGACGTAGGAGACTTTAGCCCTTACCTTCGTATGTCGGCAGAGACCCAGAACGCTACCCGTAATATCGTTCACGATCTGTTAGGTGGCGGCGTAGCTGTCACGTTCGGCGGAGACACACTAGCGACCAGCTCTCTAGATATGCTGTTCACTTCCGAAGCTGACAGCCTAGACGCTTACACAAAGCTGAATACTGGCCATATTTTCCAGCTCACAGACTATTCGAAGACGTCTACTTCTATGTACTTCGTCGTAGCTGGCACAATCTCTAGAACTTACCTTCCAGAGACAGAAGATACCTGGACTATCGTCGTCGATATCCAGCAGGTAATCCCCTAATGGCGAAGCTCTCCAAACACTACGCTTTACTGGACTTCGACCCAGGAAACCCAGCGAGCGTCCCTGTAGAGCCTATTAGCGTCTCTGTAACAGCAGACGAAGCCTGGTCGCCTTATATCCAGGCTACAGTCGTTGTACCCACTAACCTTATGCCGTACAGTCCAGACCCACGCTACGCAGTGTTCCTGGGTCTTCGTCTCCAGCAGGACTTCGGCGACTTGATTTATAATTACGAAATAACGGCCGACTATGCCGGCGACGTATCAGCTATTACTGCCGCGTTTAACGGCGACGTGTCAGACATTACACGCGCTTACTCTAAGCCCTGGAACGTCTTCGAATCCGCTCTACCTATCTCCACAGTAACCGCAGCTTATGGCGGAGACGTGTCGAACCTTACCGCAGCCGACCTTATGGAAGTTTGGAGAATGTCGGACTTCTTACACAGCGCTGGCACGTTTAACCCAGAGCCTTCGACTATCTTTGACGGCTACCTTATGCTGCGTTCTGTAACTAAGGATTACTTAACAGGGGAAACTACCTTAGAGCTGACCAGTCACGAAGCTATTCTTCAGGACAGTATCGGCTATCCGTCAGACCTTATCTTTACCTACACCAGTCTTCGTGGAATTATCAACAGCGTTCTAGCAGAAACTATCGGCGCTCTGACACAGCTTCAGCCAGGAGCAGCAGACTACACTTACAGTCCAGCCTACGGCTTTATCTGGCGACCAAACCAAACAGCCTGGGACGTCCTAAACGCTTTAGTAACCGCAGCTAACTTAGTCCTATTCTGTGACGAAAAGGGCGACTGGTATCTAGACTACGCGGCTTCTGTAGCTGGCGACCTATATCTAAAAGACGACGACAATATAACGACACTATCGAGCCGTATAGATCGTAACGCTAACCAATTCTTCGACTATGCCCTAGTCGAATACCGCTATAACGGTATGCCTTCCTACAAGTCCTTCGGCGTCTCCGGCTTCCCTATCTCGAAAGACCGCTACTTCCTTATCGAAAACGTTCCAGACCCAGGCGGAAACCCTGCCCAGGCTATGGTCTGGCGAGCTGTAACCCGTGGCGAAATCTTCGAAGTCGAAGCAATAAGCAACTATGACGCACGACCACGCCAGGAAATGACTATCGACGTTACAGGGGAACCTGTAAAAACTGCGATAGTTCAATCTATTACCTGGTCGCTTCCTTCCGCTAGAATGTCAGTAGATATTCGCGATCTAACAGAGGTATAAACAATGGCTACAGGCGCTCCTGGTACTAACGGAGTATGGCAGTACGGCGAAGACGACTCCGAAGCGACGTTCAGCGCTCTGCTAAACAAGGTCGCGTCTACGACCGATACCCAGATAGGTACAGATCGTGGGCGACTAACAACCCTCGAAGCTCGAAAGCTTTCTGGCCTAGTTCCAGTAGTTCCGACTTCTGTAAACCTATCTTCTGGCTCTGCCACTATTAGCACAGATGGCCAGGTAACTTTATCTTCTGGATCTACTACTTACGTCCGCCTAAACGGAGTCTTTACTAACGCTTACGATTACTACGTTATCCACTTCGAAGGAATAGCCCCTTCGGCGGAGTGGGTAAACTTTCAGCTTTCTAACAGCGGAGTAGATAACACAAGTAGTTACAACTTCGGCGGAATGTATAACGACGCCAGTTCTATAGGCTTCCAGGGCGGTGCTTTATCAGCAACTTACGGCCGCTTTACTTATATGGGATTCGACGGCTCTAGCGTTGTTTCTAACGTATTTGGAACACGAAGCACAACGTTCCCAGCCAGGTTATTATCGACAGGAAGCTACGGTGGCGGAACTTCTACCAGCTACTTTGGAAAACATAACACAGCAGCAACTACTTTCGACGGCATAAAAATATTTCACGCAACTTCAACATTTACGAGCTTTAGGGTACAGGTATACGGTGGAAACAAATAACGAAATTCCAGTAGTAATAATTCCCCTTACTGAAGAAGAAGAATTAGAAAGGGAAGTTTATCTAGCTGGACAACACGAACGCGACTTAGAAGCTGTAGCTGTTCTACGTCGTGCCGCATATACCCAGGAAAGCGACCCTTTAGCTTTCAAGTACCAGGAAACTGAACTTCCAGAAGATAAAGCTGCCTGGCTGGCTAAAAAGGCAGAAATCCAGGAACGTTACCCAGAGCCTGTAGCTCCTAAAGCTAAGAAGAAGTAATGACCTGGCAGCAGAAAGTCGCTCCTAACCTAGCGGCACAGGACTACGCTGGATTCTGCCTACGTTTCCAACAGAACGCCTTCCCAGGCTCTCCAGTAACGTACTATCCCACAGCTCGCAGCGCGTGGGATAATTCGGGATTCCAGCACGCCGAATACCCTTCGAACGACGCTGCTGTACCTATCAGCTACAGCTGGATTGGCACAATCAACGGAATCACCCAGGACTGGGGACACGCAGCCGTATACGTTCCAGGACGCGGCGTACTAAGCTCTCCAGGCTCCGGATACGGCCAGCAATGGTTCGGCTCTATCGACGAACTAGCTCAGCGCTGGGGACTAACCTATCTAGGCTGGACTGAAGACGTCGGCGGCTTCCGTGTCGTGGACTATGTAGACAGCCCTACGCCAGCTCCTACGCCCACTCCCAGCCCTTCCCAGACCTATTACACAGTCGTACCAGGAGACAATCTCTGGGGAATCGCAGAACGCTTCTACGGAGACGGAACACGCTACCCAGAAATAGCTGCCGCGAACGGTATCGAGAACCCTAGCCTTATCTTCCCTGGCCAGACCTTCCTAATCCCTGGAGTATAACTATGATCCTGTTCTCTAAAGACTTCTGGAATATGGCCTTCGAACGTGCCGTAAAAACTATCGCCCAGGCAACAGTCGCCGCTATTACCGTGTCTTCCTTCTACCCAGGCGACGTAGACCAGTGGCTACAAGTCGCTGGTATCGCTGGAATGTCCGGTCTAATCTCTGTCCTAACTTCCCTGTCGTCCTATGACGCAGTAAAGAAAGCTATTACAGCTCCTATCGACGCCGACGTGAAACTAGCTGTGGAAGTAGGACAGCGACAAGGCCCTACCCTGGAAGACATAAAGAAGAATGGATAATCCGCAAGCGTCGGCAGTAATCACTCTCCGCGAAGTGTACGACGCAGTAGTAGGGCTAAAAGTGGAACTAGACGGAATTCCAAAGATAGCGGCCGACCACGAAAACCGAATCCGCGATCTAGAGCGGAAAGTCTGGTCTTACAGTGGTATAGCCGCTATCGGTGGAGCTGCGTTAGCGCAGTTAGTTACTTTCCTTCTGAAGTAAACGTCTTACCTAGCGCTGTAATAGCGTCTAAGACGTCTTTAGGAGCGCCTTCGGCTTTAGCCAGGGCGAATAAGCCACGAGCGCCTTCTACGCTGTCGAGCTTGTTTAGTTCTTCTTCCCAGTTCAGCAGCGGCTTATCCCACTTCGGAGCGTCCTTCGGAATCTCCACAGCACGCTCTACCTTAGACATTTCTTCACGGCTGGCACGCTTCGAACCGTGTAACGCCATATTAGCCAGGGCGCGGCCGATAGCCGACGTCTCACAGTTCTCCAGGGCGCTGGTCTTATTAGCACCGTATCCACCGTCCACTTCGAACGCGTAGCCAGTAGCTTTAGGAAGCCCTAAGCGCTGGTCTTCCTGGGTAGTGTAAAGACGTGCCTTCACTACCCAGATACCCTTCTCACGATCTGCCGCAGTAGACATATTCTCAGTCTGAATACGACCGTCTTCGTACAAGGAATAGAACTTAGAGATTCGCGTCTCTACCAGTTCGTAGTCTGCCAGGTTGAAATTAGCCATTATTACTCTCTCTCATTAGGTGTTAGTCGTCGTCCAGGATTATGAAACAGCCACAGTCCGACCACGTCCACAGTTTACGGACTTCTGATATTGAAACCGAACCAGCCATTTCGGCGTGTTCAGCACATAGTCGAATAATCACAGTTCAGAGTGTATAGTCTCCGACAGACAATAAGGAAGCCCTGGCCAGGGGAGAGAGCCAACCCGACCAGGGCTATACACAATGGGGGACAAAGTGCTAACACTAAGTGTAGTGGCTAGTCCCAACAATCAACACAACATATAGGGAGCCACAGCGTGTTTGAAGATTTACCTACCCACCCAGAATTCCAGGAAAATAGCCAGTTCACTCCAGAACAGCTCGTAGAAATCTTTCAGCTAACGGAAGAAGATAAGCGAATACTGAATAATTCTTTCCCAGGTGACTGGTCTCCACGCTACGAAATGACAGGTTCGCAGCTAATGGCTGCCACCTTCCCACCCGTGGAGTGGGTTATCCCTGGCATAATCCCACAGGGCTACACGATCATAGCCGCGCCACCTAAAGCCGGTAAGTCCTGGCTAGTCCTAGACACAGCCATAGCGCTATCCACAGGTGGAAAGACCCTGGACGCCTACCAGGTCGAAGAACCCAGACCCGTCCTATACCTAGCACTAGAGGACACGTTCGCACGCCTACAGAAGCGTCTAGGGATTCTCGAATACGAAGGAACAGATAATCTCACCGTCCGAATACACCTCGAAGGCGAACCATACGAAGAAGTCATTAGTCGCTGGCTGGAAGGCAAAGAAGACCAGAAACCCTTCGTGATCGTCGACACGCTGGGGAAGATACGCCCACCGTCCGAAGCCAGCTACAACGCCGACTATCACTTCAGCGCCAGCCTAAAAACACTAATAGACCCTATCCCTGGGGGAGCGCTCTGGGCTGTACATCACACTAGACAGCGTACTTTAGGACAGCCGACCGGAGACTTCCTAGAATCCGTCTCAGGTACTTCCGGAATTACAGGAGCCGCCGACACTATCGCAGTAATCGCCAGGGAACGACACGAACTAGACGCAGTCCTGGCAGTCACAGGACGCGACGTGGAAGAATCCCAGTTCGCTATCACCTTCGACCAGGGACGCTGGACTATCGACCCACGAAAGCCACACCCACAGAAGGAAACGTCTAACGATCCAGTAGCGTTCGTACTAGACCAGGGAAGCGCTTCCTACGAAGCCATAAAGGCACACTGTCCAGGCATAACAGCAGAGGCCGTACAGAAGCGACTGAAGCGTGCTATCGACGCTGGACAGCTACGACGCGAAGGTAACGTTTACATAACGACGTAAACCAATATCAGAAAACACGGCGTGTCGATTATTTTCGAGAACCGAAATTTATATAGAGTCTCTCCTATCCACTGATGACGACAACCCGTAAGGGTATTGGCGGCAGGAGTGGATATATAGAGTCTCTATATATCTCCCACCGCCGCACGGCTAAGGCCGGCGTCGTCGTCAGATAACAAACAAAGGAGAGTAACAAAATGCTAGGAACAATCCCGACGGGCGAAGTTACCCGTCATATTGGAAGCCGTGGCGCTTTCGAAGTATCTGAAACAATCACGCTAAACGACGGCCGTAGCTTCCCTAAGAAGTACACGATTTGGTTTGAAGGTGAACCGCCAGCTGTCGGCTCTATCGTTGCCGTATCTGGCGAAGTAACTGTAAAGCTTCGTGAATACGCAGCACCTAGCGGAATGAAGACCGCTACCGATATCAACTTCAACGAGCCAACGATCACTGTTCACGGCTCGGTACAGACCCAGGAAGGACTTCCGTTCTAATGACTGAAGCAAAGAAGGTAACTCCAGCGCAGCGTATCAAGCAACTGGAAGCCGACAAGAAGAAACTCGAAGAATTTATTATGAAATCAAACCACGACTTCGGGCAACAGCTCGCAACTGCTGGGAATGAGAACTACAGTCTAGGCTTCCAGCAAGGATACGACCAGGCTAAAGTAGACCTAGCCGTCCAGCGAGCCGACGCAGGTATCGCACGCTTCTTCCGAAAGTAAACCTAATGCTTACCGTCTTTATACCAGGCCACCCAAAGCCACAAGGCTCGAAGGTTATCGGCCGACGTAAAGACGGCAGCGCGTTTATGAGAGAAGCAAACAAGAACGCACGTCCCTGGCGGTCTGTAGTTATCGAAGCTCTAAAGCCGTTAGCTACAGAACCGCTAGAGGACGCTGTACGCATACACCTACACTTCTATATGCCACTACTGAAGAAGACACCAAACTTCCCTACAACTAGATCTAGCTACGATATAGACAAGCTCTGTAGAAATATGCTGGACGCTGTCCAGATAGCTGGCATAATCCACGACGACAGCCAGGTCGTATCACTAATCGCTACCAAAGAATACGCTGAACGCTCTGGTGTTCAGATTAGAGTAGAGAACTATACAGACTTCCTAGACCGCTTCTGGGAATAGATAACGGAAAGAGAGAGCCGAAATGATAGTAAAGACCTGTACCCACATAAAGCAAACCTGGACAGAAGACACTCCAGTATTCTGCTGCGACAACTGCTACCAGCCTAAGCACGCCAGGACAGCCACCTACTACCGCGTAAGGACAGCAGTACGCTTCCTATTCTGGACTACAGTCGTAACAGTATCCAGCACAGTAGGTATCGCAGCTATCTGGATTCTCTGGGCGGTCGCATAATGGATACAGAACGCCGCTGCTCCTACTGCCAGGACAAACAATACCAATGCGTAGACTGCTGGTCTTTCGATATGCGCATAGGATTCCCAGACAATCCCAAAGCCTGGAACGACTAATGTCCGAACACCACAAGCAAGCGAAGTGGGCAAACAAAGCACGCAAAGCCAGAGCCATAATCAAGGCACAGCTACCCTTACCCTGCGTAGAGTGCGGCCGACCTGTCTACCCAGACGACAAGTGGGACGTAGGCCACCTATTCGCACTAAGCCAAGGCGGAGACGCCAACCTATACGGAGCCAGCCATAGATCCTGTAACCGTTCAGAAGGCGGAAAGCTCGGAGCCAAAGCAATAAATCAGAAACGAAAGCAGACTAGACAATGGTAAAGCC